CCAGAAACAGTTAGATTTCCAGTAACACCTAATGCACCTGTAGCAGCAGTTCCAGTTGTTACTATGTTTTGACTACCAAAATCTGGACTGATTTTTGTACCTGCAATAGCAGCACTAGCGTTTATATCAGCATTAACAATACTAAGGTCAGATATATTTGCACTTGTGACTGTAATTGCTGTAGGTAACGCTCCAGTTGCTAATTTACTGAGAGATATAGCTGCACTTGCACTAATATCAGCATCAACAATACTTAAATCACTTATATTCGCACTTGTAACAGTTATGGCTGTAGGTAATGCACCTGTAGCAAGTTTTGACAATGCAATCGCAGCACTTGCATTTATATCCGCATTTACTATCGCTCCATCAGCTATCTTGGCACTTGTTACTGCACTACTATTTATGCTGATCGCTGTTCCGTTGCTCGATACTGTAACGTCACCCTTATCACCATCAGGCAAACTAGGACCCTGTGGACCCTGAGTTTTTACAGTGACAACACGGGTTTCTCCGTTTACTGTAACTGTATTTTTTGTAGTCGTAACATTAACTGACGTCATGCCGTGTATCCTTCACTTACATATATAGTACCCTCTAAATAATATTCTTTCGACCCCGAAGGATCAATTAATAAAACATCATATTTTAAAACATCAGGTGTAAATGTAGCTGTTTGTGTGTCTGTTAACGCTATAGAAACAGAACCAGCAGAACGATCAGTATAAGTTGTTGTAAAATCTGCATATTTTGTGGTGCGTGTTTCTTCCCAAACCTGTGCTTCAACTGTATATCCAGTTAAATTTATCGCAGCATCATTTCCATCTTTAAACAACAAAGGAATACTATGATCTGATCTACGTTGCAAAGTAAAATTATATGTACCAGGTTGGATCGCCATAATTAAATTTTGATTACATACATCATAGCTATGTTACGAGGTCTTGCTTCACCACCTTGATTTCCAGTATCTCCAGACGCAGAAAATGTATGTGTGTGTGTAGCATCCATACTAAAACCAGCAACAGGGCTAGTTGAAGAACTACCTGTTATATTGTTATTTCCATCATTTTCTTTTGTAAATACACCGCTTGCAGTACCTTGTGCTCTGTATCCTTCTGATATTCTTCTAACATCTCCAGTTAAAGTAGGAGTTGGGTCGCTTGTCGTACCAGAAACACTTATAGAGTGATTGTGTTGTGCGTTTTGTGCTGATTGAGAAGTGGCAATACTTCTTCCGCTATCTGTTCCTTTACCATTATCAAAACCTCTGACAAATTCACCTCTTAGATCAGGTAAATTAAAAGTACTAGAACCATTACCTGTTCCATAAGCCGTACCAATAACCGCAAATAAGACTGAATATGTAGTTCTACTAACAGCAGCACCATTACATTCCAAATAACCTGATGGAACTGTAGCTACTGCCATACAGAATACAGAACCAGCAGGTACACCTTGAACTGTTGTAAATGATAATGCTCCAGAACCATTAGTTTGTAACATCTGACCATTTGACCCATCTGCTCCAGGTAAAGTAAAAGTTACGTTACTACTGACAGAAGCAGGAGATTTTAAAGCAACAAAAGGAGCACCACTGGAATCTTGAAATCTTATAGGTAATCCATTACTCATATCTAAACCACTGTCACTAATCTCTACTCTTTCAACACCAGCAGTTGCAAATCCCATAGTATTAGCTCCTACTCTAAATATTCCCGTATCTGCATCTCCATCAAATGCTATAGCTGGAGCACCTGCTCCTGCACTATCATCAGCCAATATTGCTCCTGTCATCGTACCACCTGCTTTTGGCAGTAAACCTAGATTATCTTCATCTAGATTTCCTACTGTATAAAAAACAGCAGCAGTTCCAGATGAAGGGTTAGGGTTTGCCTGATCTCCACCACTTGATTTCCTAATTAATAATTTATTAGTTGTGTCATCCGCTAAAAATTCACAAGGTAATATAGTTCCTGCATCATTCCTTGCACCAAAATTATTTGTCGTTACAGCTGCAATAGTATTCTGAATATCAGTTCTTACTACCTGACCAGATGCGTTATCTATATTTTTATTACCAACCTGTGCCATTTAATAAATCTTTTTCTCTATATTACACCCCTTTACCATAACCGACAGCTTGGAAAGTAAATTGTTTATTTACTGGATTATTTGAACTATCTAATATCTTTATATTAAATCCTGTGCCAGATACACTAGATAAAACAAAATATTCTCCTGCACTAGCTCCTTGAATTGTAATTCCTACAGAAGGCAAGAAAGCATTAACCCCTCCTAAACTAGAAGTCCCTGTAAAAAATGGACTCCCAAAAGTGACATCCAACCCTGATCCAGACGTCCCAGATGATATAGGTGCAGTTGAAACACTTCCTCCACTTACATAACTTCTTTCTGTTCTGGATTCAAATGCAGCAATTATACCAAGTTGTTGAATAGAGATGTTATGAGCAATACTTTCAGATTTTAAATCAACCCTAAATTGAAAACCTCTTCCCTTAAATGTTCCATTTGCAAAAGTATTAAATTGCGTATAAGTAGGAGAACCTGAAGGATCAGTTTGTGTTGTTCTAACACTTATAGAGGCAGACGTATCATTCACTTGTGGGCCATCAAAATTACCATTTGGTGCATAATCATCCCAAAGGGCTCCTGATGGTATCAATTGGTCTATTGTATTAATAAAAGCAAATGTACAGTTAGAAGATGAAATAGCATTGCCAGAGGCTAGAATTTGGAAAGTATTTGACGTTAGATTATCTGAAATTATTTGAAAAACACCACTTGTCGCACCACCCGTTAAGGCAACAAAGTCTATATAATCTCCAGCCGACCTTCCATGACCATTACTTGTTATCTCTATTACTGTTACAGTCTGACTATTTACAGTATCGGTTTTTCGTACATAAGTAGCAGTTATTGTCTCACCGCCTAATGCGAATCCAATACTTTGCACTAACCTCTGCAAATTAAGAGAAAATACACCGCCTAAATCTAAAGTACTTGCAAAGTCGTAAGTAGCAGTAAGATTACTGGAGGGATCAGTTAGTTGTAATGCTCCAGCAGACACAGAACAGTTTGTTTTCGTCCCACCAAACGGAGTTGAATCCGTATCTTCCCTATCAGCTAATATTTGTTGACTATCAATTAAATCAGGTAAATCCAATATTACAGAGGTTTCCCCTGTACTGAAGTTTCCTTGGTCATCTCTAAATTTAAGAATATATTCTCCTTCTAGACTTGGCACAACTGCTTCTGTAGTATTTCCTGCAAGTGCTTCAATCAAGTCAATAGAGTTTTGGAAAGTACCACTTCCATCTGTCTTATTACTATGTCGAACATAAACTTTTCCTCCATGTATAACGTCAGCATCAACGGATGCTGTCCATCTAAGTCTTATTAATTTATTATCAACAGGTTCTATCGTTAAATTTTGGACATTGCCAGGGGGTTCGGTTTTACCTTGTGCAACAAAAGTAAGGTCAGAAGAAGTTGCAGATAACTTTAATGCAGCGTTATAAGAGTAAACTTTAAATTCATATGTACCTGCCTCTACATTCAATATTTCAAAATCAGGTCTAAACACAACTTCATTTACCCAATTTGTGTTGTTAAATCTATATTGAACGAGATATTGACTAACTGCTGTTACAGATATCCAAGACAAAATTAACTTGGTTACAGCTAAATTGTTTATTACAACAATTCTTTCGGACGCTTGTAAGTTTGATGGAGGACTTTTTGGCTCGTTTAATAAAGATATATTTCTTGCAGGTAAACTTATGCCAGATTCGATGTTTGCATACTTACCAGCGACATAAGTTAATGCCGTAATTGCATAATTAATCCCATCTTGTTCTTCAACACTTATTACTCTAAATGTCTGTGCTTCTAAAGTAGAACTTTGAAGTAACCATATGGCATTTGCATTAGGTGTTGCAGATAAAGCCGAATCTAATGTAATTACACTTCCTACAATTCCAGTTACGTTTTTAGTTTCTACTGTGCCATCGGGTAATATAACGCTACATTTTTTATTCGTTCCAGTGAATGTATCTAAATCTTGTATGTTATCTACAGTAATCTGCGTAGTAGTTGCTGCATTTATTCTTCCTGATCTTCTTTCTCCGCCACGGACAGGATCGTTGACAGAAATAACAGATCCAGGTCTTACAATTGCACCAGCATCTATTGATGTTGTAAAACTGATAACTTCAGATTCATTTTGTTCACTAAATAATATTGCCTTACCTAATCTTTGAGCCTGACCACGGGAAGTACAGGCAAATGCTTTTACATCTTTCTTTACTATTCCTAACTTTGCCTGTGCTGTACTATCTTCTACAACTTCGTAATCTATTTCCCTGCTATCCATATTGAAATAGCTGACAGCTATAACAGTATGTCTTTGTTTTAAACTGCTTCCAGAATAAGAAAAACCCCCTTCACCTACGTTTGCCAAGCTAAATAAATAACTCGGATCTGTTGGTTTGTCTTGCGTGATAGTTACAGAGCCTTCAGACCATATTGGAAAACATCTCATAACACCAGCTAATTCATTTATTAACTGATAAGCTTCCATAGATCCCTGTAAGTTTACATTACAACTAAATCTAGCTTCTTGTCCTCCAAAACCATCTGATACCAATTCATTTGCGTATCTACTAGCTGCTACAAAACTAAATAAATCCAAATTAGCATCTGTAATATGCGTTCCAAATCCATATCTTTCAGTAGTTAACAAATCAAGAAGTATCATTGCAGGACATGAACACCAAACAGCAGCACCCATTGTTCCATTGAATATGTAGCCATTTGGATAACGTATCCTTCCAGTAGCAGGGTCTACATCAGGTGTACCAGAATTAGATGCACCTGTTCCTGGGATTCTTACTTTTACACCACGAATACGGAAAGCTCTATTTGGTATAGAACTAAACTGTTCAGAATCTATCCGTAGATTGGTGTATGCACTATTAGGGTAAGTCTGTTTGTCATCAACAATTTCACCAATACTTGTCCACTTAAACTCATCAACTAATTGAGATGACGTACTATCTGCTGTAACTCTTACAACTCTAATATCTACAGGAAACGAGCCATCAATATTTACACGATACTCTTTTTGGTACGCATCAGCAGTTCTACCAGTAATAGTGTCTGAAATAATATCAGAATAACCACCACTGTTATATTGAACTTGTATTTTTAACTCAACAGTAGAACCAAGTAAATCTCCTTCATCTGTTGCTCTTTGTAACTGCGGAAAAGTAATTGTAATTTTTGCTGCATCAACATTAGTATTTGTTATTTGACGAGTAACAGGAGAAGAATTTGTTACTGTTACTCCTACACTTGTAAGAGATTGACTACTTTCAATACCTGGAATATGACTTTGATTTGATGTTCCAAAACGAGGTGTAAATCCTACATTTTGAAAATTAAAATCTGCTGTTCCAGGATTTGTGTTACTGGCACTTGAGTTAAGAATAGGAGTATCGTTTAAAAATATATCTTTTAATGCTGCATTGTTATATGCTGTTGTTCCTTTTGTAAGTCCTGCTTTTGATGCAGTAGCAAAACCTTCTATTTCGCCTTCAGATAATAAATCTTGAATAGACGCAAATTGCCTACTGTTTAAAGTATCAGGTGCTCTAGTTGGGGCAGGAGGTGGTTTAGGTGGGCCACCAGAACCTCTAATAATTTTATCTGTCATGCTGATACCTGATTAGTGTCAATTCCTGCTGAGATAACAACCGATCCTGTTACTATTTCACCATAAGCTATTGGATGGGAAGTACCAGCCCTAGATGTATTTTGAACACCAGAAAAACTAAATGATATTCTCGGATCTTCTTCATTTGAGAAATCAGGTAACTCAGGTAAAGGAAATAACATATCACTTACACCAGATAAAGTCAGTGCAGCACCAACTCCTGCTAATCCTTTTGAAATCATTCCGACTTTGTGTAAACCAAACACAGGTGCTTTACCAAATGCCATTCCTAATCCTCCTGCACCTCCAAAAGAAATAAAAGATGCTCCAATTAATGCTGCTCCTAATAATATTTTTCCCGTACCTCTACCACCTCCAGCACCGACAATAACAGGAACAATACTTATATCTGATTTACCTATTGGATTTTGTATATCTTTCTCTCCTATCTCATAATCATCTATTAATACTTTGTAATATCTTTGATTCATGTGGGATTCTAACCCTTGAAAATTACTTGTTAAAAACCTAATTGCATCAGCAGTAGAATTTATTACAGCGTCTAATTCTTTATGACCTACAAAGTCAGCTAATTCTCCATAAAGTTTAACTTTTCTGAGCATAGCGATACCTCTTA